GCCAATTTAGAACTTACCAAAGGGTCTGAGCGGCTGGACTCCAGTCCGCCGGGCGATCCTTCCAATGCCTATATAAAAGCACAGAGAATCTCTTGACTCCCAACTCATCGGCCAAAGCAGCCCATTCTTTCCACTTCTTAGTGCAATGGGCATACATACGCAACATGGCATCCAAACTAGAAGTCACATCTGTCGCATGCATCATCATCTTAACATGCTTTGTCCAATACATGGGAATCATTCCTGCAGATCTAAACTTATGACCGCAGAACTCAAGACCCTGCGTCAAATACTTAACCACCAAGCCAAATCTGCTCAAATATGGCTTCAAAAGCTTGGCTTTTGACGCTACCAGCATGTCATCTCCGCAATGAACGGAGGCAGGCCTCTGATAAAGTTCCGGGTCAACCTGTTCAGCCTCAGCCAAATAAACTAACCAGGCATGCAAATAATTCATCCGCCCGATCACCGAATTATCGGCTATGGTATTAACCACTCCGGACTTCTGAATCCCCGGAACAGTCTGCTCCCACAAGGAACCATCAGAAAACAGAACCTTGGGGTTGACATACATGGCATGGTAAGCTTTCCGAGCTTGGCGGTGCCAATCGCCAAGACGACGTCCTCGACCTAAAGCTAATCGGAGGCGCAGCGCATCATCCAACATCCATTTACGGACTGTCCAGTCAAAGGCGGAGAAATCCAAACCACATCTAAGTCCTTTATTTCTCCAAGAGTCCAGGTAGCTTTTCCAGGCCCCGCCAACAATCGTAAATCCCTGCTGGGCCGGTATATTTATGGACTCTCGCACCATAGCATCATTGCCATAACAGAACAACAGCTGCCACCAAACTTGCACATGCAAGGGCGCTGCCTGAATCAAGCGCCAACGGCGCGCTCCCACTTTCTTCAACGTATGGGGTTCCTCCTTCACAAAAGTCGTCAATATAACCTCAACCTGTTCTTCCTCAAACAACCTCTTAACATCCCTCCACAAAATCATGACTCTCTGGCGGTTCTGGCACTCTACGCCATCCCACCCGAGAAACTCACCATTCGTGGGGGCCTGAGAGGAATAAGGATATCCAGGAGAGGATTGCATATTCAACCGCGATAAGACTCGTTCGTATGAGTCAAAGGAGTCCCAATCATCTGGGAGCTGCCACTGAGATGGATCAAACTCTTGTTCCAACATGGCTAACACTACTTCTCGCGCCTCACTGGAAGGCTCTGGATGAGCACTTGCAGGTTGTGCGAATTCTCTCGTATGGACCCCAAAACTTTCACGTTCCATGCGAGCGGCTCTCTGCCGAGCATCTAAGCCTGGGTAGATCCGGTCTCCTGCCTCACTGGGGAAGAGCAACTCGTCATCGACTGAGCGCATTGAGTTAAGAAGGCTGCCTTCAACTCGGGCGATAGCGTTGCAAACGTCGCTGTTAAGACGGCTAGCTGGCAAGCCTGAACGCCCTGGGAGCTTGCCGACTCGGACAAAGCCCCAGGGCTCCGGGATTCCCCCGATTGAGAGGGAATTTCCAATGGCTCGGCAGCACACTCGGGTATTGAATCATCAAAATCCCTCGCGTGCCTCTGGCCTACTGGCTTAGACAAATTCTCCAGCCACGCTCGCCCGAACTTCCTTCGCAAAGTACCGACGTCATGAACTGACGTCCTTCCCCTTATCTCAATAAGAACCTCATCTACTCCCCAAGTTTCCCACTTAATGGGAACCTTTTCCATATAGAGGTCCTTAAAATACTGGTCAGAAGACTCAGGTACACTCAAATCCCCGCAAGGCGGGGTGTACACAGGATGGCCACAAACATAAATGGCCACTCGCTCCACTCGGGCTCGCTTACAAAACCCCAACTCCAACATCAATTTCTTCAATAGATAGGAGAGGGTATAGCCCGTGTTGCGAGCTCCCCCGGCTTGATGTATGCCAAACACAGCACTTCCGCTGACGTAGGCACATCCGCTGAACCCACCTATGGTTGAACCAGTATAACTCATCTGGCCTATTGAGCCATCTGAAATCATCTCAGCATCACCCGAGGAGCCCAAACCATTGGGCCCCACTATGGCGACGCTGGTCCTCTTATCCAGCACCCCTATTCGCCTCACGGGAGCCAAACCCAACTGAGAAACTTGGCTCTGCGTGAGCTCAATGGCAACGTGATCTTGATGGAAAACCGTTGCCGGCAGACACTTTAAATCCAGATGTTGCAATGAGTTCCTCATAAGCTCAACTTTATAGTCGAGCGGATACCGATTATGGCCCACCATATGCGAGGAGTGCACCAAGGTGTGTTCGTGCACTATAACGTAGTAATGGGCTGAGCCGTTCGCCCCCAACGTCCACTTTACCAAGCAACCAGCACCCATGACTTTAAAGCCCAGGCGCCCAAGCTTGGCGTCCCACTCGTGAATGCCAAAGCACACTTGGTGGGTGGGTCTCTCCATGGGAATAAATTCACTCCCAGCCACCGTGCTCTCTGGCACATACTCCTCCCGAAGGAGCTCCGCTATTTCCGGAGGGGGAACTATGGCCGGAGGCTGTTCCGGCTCAGGTTCTTTTACGGCCGGCTTTCGCCAGCCGCGCACTCTTTTCTTAAGGGCGGGGACGTAGGCTTTCGCTCCAACGCCTACCAGGGCTACCGCCAGCCCCGCCTCCACTAACGTGGGCGACCTCATCGAGAGGACCGCGCCTCCGACAGCCTTAGCGGCCGCCTTGACGACTCCCCCGACACAACCACCAATCTCGGCCACGGCGGCCAAGACCCCGGGATACCGCAGCTGGTGAGCTGCGATAGCTTGCGCCAGCGCGTCGGCTACGGCGCGCTGCACATCAACGGGGGCTTCGGCCACTCCTGCCATGATACCACAATCAAGGGGATCCATGGTAGATCGTAATTAAGGGAAGAAGCCAACAGTCGCAAGAAGGCTTACCGTTGAAAAGCTCAAATCACTTCAAGTCTT